AATTACAGTAAATGCAGGTCAACAACGATATGATTTAATGACAAATGTTTCATCTTCATTAAGTGGTTCAGAAGCGGCATACATTAAAAGAATTTACCATTACGCCCCTTCAGCAATCAATAGATATTTTGATCCATATGCGGGTACAGGTACAGGAATCCAATCATTAATGCAATCATTTGGGTTTGGTAATTTTTCACCAGGTGTAAATTTTATGTTAATGCCAATGTATTTTGACGTTTTAAAATTACAAGCAATTGAATTAAATGATGCAATTAGAAAGTCAGCATATCATTTTGACTTGGAAGATAATAGATATTTAAAATTATTCCCCATACCTAATAAAAACTATACCTTACATTATGAGTATGTTTTAAAATCGGTTGCAAATAACCCAGTTAAAGACACAACAGGGGGTATAACTAATTTATCAAATGTACCTTACACTCATCCTACTTATAAATTTATTAATGAACCAGGAAGACAATGGATTCGCAGATATGCTTTAGCATTAGCTAAAGAAATGTTAGGAAGTGTAAGAGGTAAATATCAATCAGTTCCAATTCCAGGTGACACTACAACTTTAGATTACCAAAGATTATTAAGTGAAGCATCAACTGAAAAAACAGCTTTAATTGAAGAATTAAAAACATTCTTAGATGAAACAACTCGAGTTAAACAACTTGAAAGACAAAATCAAGAAGCACAATTAACACAAGAAACTTTCTATAAGGTTCCTTACCCAATTTACATAGGATAATGATAAAATTAACCAACATACTAACAGAAATGTTAAATACATTTGAAGTTCAGGCAGAAATTCTATCTGATAGAAAATCAAACATTTCTGAAATTTTAGATTCAATTCGAGCAGTTAAAAGTGTAACAACTATTCGTAACATCACCCCTCCTGAATATCCACAAAGAGAAGGTGTTGAATATACTTTAGTTATAATAAAATTTGTAACACGAATAGATGCAAAACAAAATTTACAACAAATTAAAAACGACATTTTAACTTCAGACGGAGGATCAACAGACTTAAGAATACCAGGTGTAAAAAGCTTTAAATATAAAATTGACACTATAAAACGTAAATAATGGCTTTATTTGGAGGAAAAAGAGACATATCATTATTTAAAAGTTTAAGTAAAGAAATAGTAAACGACATCATTCAAACAGAAGTCGCATACTATAAATTTGCTTTAGAACAAACTAACGTAAATGTTTATGGTGAAGCCCCCGGTAAAAATTATTATGAACCGTTGAAAATAGCAAGTTTAATCAACAGACAAGACCAATCGTGGTCGTCTGACGACTTTGGTCCTGACGTCAATCAAACCATTGGTTTTACCTTTTTAAAACAAGAATTAGTTGACATAAATTTATTACCTGAAGTAGGTGATTTAATCCTTTTTCGCAATAATTTTTATGAAGTTGACAGTAGAATTGAAAATCAACTTTTTATGGGAAGAGATCCAGATTATGCATTATCAACAGAAACTGCAGACTTTGGGGGAAGCTTCTCTATGATAATTAATACACATATTTCAAGAGTAGAAAAATTAAATTTAATTCCTCTTAGAGGAGGAAAATATCCTACAACTGTAAAAGTAGATGGTGGAACAGCAAACATAATTAATACATAATGTCAGACAGAAGAATAGACCCAAAAAGACCCATACCATCAAGTGGGTATGATAAATTAAGACAAAACCTCCAATCAGGTTTTGCCGAAGGTTTTCCTGTTGAAGAATTTCCTGCACCTGACAATAGAGCAAACATTAATAGGGGTACAATAACTACCCGAAAAGATGACACTGTACAAGATGTTTCAATTGGCTTAGAAGACCATGATGAAGCTATAATGTATTATTTTAATGAAGTTATAAAACCCTCAGTAATATCAAATGGTGATAGAATAAATGTTCCTATAATGTATGGAGCACCTGAAAGATGGAAAGCAGTTCAACAAGATGGGTATTTTAGAGACAAAGAGGGTAAACTTCAAGTTCCTCTTATTATGTTTAAAAGAAACACAATTGAAAGACGAAGAGATCTTGGAAATAAAATGGATGGAAATAATCCTCAATTACATTACACATTTCAAGAACGTTATACTAAAAGAAATCAATATGATAATTTCTCAGCATTACAGGGTAAAATACCTCAAAAACAATTCCATGCTGTTGTAGTCCCTGATTTTGTAATAATAAATTACACTTGTACTATTTGGTGTGATTACCTGTCCCAAATGAATAAATTAATTGAATCTGTTAATTATTCTTCAGATTCATATTGGGGAGATAAAGACACATTTAAGTTTAATGCCAAAATAGACACATTTAATAACACAACAGAGTTAAATATAGGCGACAATAGAATTGTAAAAACTGACTTTGGTTTAAAACTTCAAGGATACTTAGTACCGAATAGTATTAATAAAGAATTAACACAAAAACCCTCTAAATTCTTTAGTAAATCTAGTGTTGTGTTTAAAGATGAATTAACCACAAAATCTACAGGAATTTCTAAAACAAGAGATGAAGTAAGAGATGAACAAGGTCCATTAAACATACAATAATAAGTTATGAGTATTAATTGGAATACTGCTAATATTTTATGGAATTCAAACTCATTTACATGGGATGAAGTTCAATTAGTTGAAGAAATAGTTGAAACCGCTCAACAAAGAGGAGGTATTATTGAAGACGATATGTCTTGGATGAAACCCGAAAAAAAGAAACAACTTATTAAACTTATTCTTAAAATTAAAGGAGAAACCCTCACAGAATCTAAAACTAAACCTATTAAACAATATAAAATAAAAGCAGAAGACGTAAGGTTAGTAATTAAAGAGGTAAGCGGTGTAGAACTAACTACCGAAAACGTATCCTTTTAATATTTATTACAAAATACAAGAATGTATAAATTATTTACAGACAAAACGGAACTATTTGAGTGTAACATTTCACTTCAAGGTGCAAGTTTAAAAAAATCAAAAGCAAGATTAGTAGTCGAAACTCAAGATTATTCTTTACTTTTTAACGGTTCTATTAATTCTAATGGTAAATGCGAAATACCAATTAGAAAACTTAAAGGTCTTATAGATGAAGACACTAGTGGTAACATTCGTTTAGAGGTAATTGCTGAAGACACATTCTTTACTCCTTGGCAAAGTGACTTTGAAGTTGAAACAAGTAGAAAAGTTACCGTAGAAGTAAAAACCCAAACAACCCAAAAACCAATTTTAGAAGCTAAAGCGACAGTAAAATCACAACAAGTTACAAAATCTGAAAAAAAACATGTGGTTAACTTATTTAAACTCTTTATAAAAGAAGACATTAATATAGATAATATATCTTACAAACGAAACGAATTAAATAATATAGTTGCTACTTATCTTAAAGAAAACACAGTTAATGACACTGAAAAAGTTATTAATGGCGTTTTAAAGATATTAGAAAGTAAAAAATAAAATGGTTTTAAATGGCTCTTCCAGATTTAACAGGTCAAAACATACAAGACACTTACCAACGAGTATTACAAACTGATAATGGTACTCTTAGAGATGGTACTGGTTCTTTAGTTGATGAACTAACAGTTCCGGGTACGGGTTCATTTGGTAGAGTAATATGTACTTCAATTTCAGCCTCTACTGGTGAATTTGATGCAAATACAATTTTTATTGGTGGAACTTCTTTTAATAAATCAGATTTAGATGATTTAAAGGAAGGAAAAACAATCAACACAGTTACTAAAGATTTAGGAGAAGGAGACACAGGTAAAGCCAATATTATTCGTCCTGAAGCCATAATGCACCCCGATGATAACAGCACTTACAGTAAATACACAACAACAGGTAGAATAGGTACATTTATTAGTGGTACACTTTTTCATGACTTTAATTTAAATGGAAATAACAATTATGCTCGAATTGGTGATGGTAATACTGACATACAACTTAAAGGTAACATAAACGAAGCAACTTTAGATGGTGGAACCTTCTAATATTTATAATATATGGCAAGTACAATACAAATAAAAAGAGGAACAGGATCAGCAGTACCATCAGGGTTAGCTGATGGAGAATTAGCAATCAATCTTGACAATAGAAGATTATACTTTGGTTCAGGTTCAACTAGTGTAAATGATTTTTCTTTTGGGGAAATTACAGCAGAAAAATATATAGTTTCATCTTCAGTCTTATATGTTACAACTTCTTTTAGTTCAGGTTCAACTGAATTTGGCGATACAGCAGACGACACACATACATTTACAGGTCACATAACAGCCTCAGGTGGTATAAGTGCAAGTGGGGTAATTACTACAAATGGAAATATAACAGGAAATAATTTATTAATAGATACAATAGAATTAGGCCTTACAAGTATAGGGGATACAACAATAGCTAGGTCAGGAGCAGGACAAATAACAGTAGAAGGTACCGCAGTTTTACTAGCAGGAGCACAAACAGGAATAACTACTATTTTTAAAGAAAATCTAAAAATAGGAGAAGATACCCAAACGGCTATAGACTTTGAAACAGTTAATGAAATTCATTTTGATGCAAATAATGCAGAAGTAATGAATCTAAATACTTTAGGTATAAATCTTACAGGCGCTATAACAGCCTCAGGTAATATAAGTGCGAGTGGAGCTATAATAGGAAATATAGGTACATTTAATGATTTAGGACATATAACAGCCTCAGGTAATATAAATTCAGATGGAACAATAAGTGGAAGTACTTTAAGAGCACCCCTTTTAGCAGTAGATACAGCTATATTGGGCACATTAACAACGTCAGGAGACGCTGACATATTAGGTAACATAGAATTAGGAGACCAAAATGATACTACTATAGCTAGATCAGCTGCAGGAGCAATAACAGTAGAAGATGTACCCGTATTATTACAAGGTTTAGATACTTTAGTAGGTCATATAACATCTTCAGGTAATATAAGTGCAAGTGGTGTTATTACCGCAGAGGGCTTAACTATAACAGATGATGCATTTATTAACGATAATTTAACAGTAACAGGAGATATATCAACAAATAATTTTTCACTAGCAGGAGTAATTTCCCATGTGGGGAATACTGATACTAAAATAACATTTGGTCATAGTGATTCTATAACTTTTTCAGCAGGTGGAACTGATCTTTTAATACTATCAGAAGCAGCTACGGATACTATTGCTTTAGGGGCAGCAATTTCAACACACATAACAGCCTCAGGTCATATAAGTGCAAGTGGTAATAATTATGCTGGTGAATATTACACAGATGGTTATACATCTTTAGCTACTAATGGAACTCAAGGTAGAGTTTTTAGCGATGCTGATATAACAGAAATTCAAAT